CGCATTGCGCCTGTCATCGGTATGGCAATCATTTCGCTGGGTTCAAACGTGGCATCTGCTTGACACGTCATTAGCTCTGCTTTTGTAATCATTTTTCTTCCCTCACAGAGAGGACAAGGCTTCTCCATGAAGCTGTTGCCTTCCCCGTCTGATGATATGTTGATGAGCAGAACACCCTGCCCATTGCATTGACCGCATTTGTAGGCTGTTCCGCTCATCTTATTATCTCCTTAAAAAGGTACGCTGTCTGCGGCTTGTGTGCCAGCAGGTGCGGATGCTTCAGGTGTGAACTTGTCTGACACTTTACCCTTGAGGGCTGGTGCTTTCGGGTTCTCGCTGTTGCCATCCCAAAGCGCAATGTCAACTTGCTCACCTTGCTTGATGTCGCGGTGTGCGTAGAAGCTACCTTTGAGGCGTGGGTGTGAGCCACCTGCTTCATACTTTTCATTGCTCCAGAGAGCGGCTGTTCCTGTATTATCGTAACTCTGACTCATATCAATTATCCTTTCGTGAGTTCTGTTTTACGTTTGCTAAAGAGAGCAAGCACTTCATTGCGCTTGGCCTCGTCCATTGCCTCGATGTCCCCCTTCAATCCATCGTAGAGGGCTGTCAATCCACCGAGATGAGGCACTGCGCTTACACGCTCCTCGATGGACTGATTGGTTGTCCCCCGCTCACCTTGTGAGGGAGTTTTGGGAGCAGGGGACTTAGCAGGCGTCTGTGTTTTGGGAGGGTTCGCCTGCTTGGTGGGTTTCGCTGTGGCTGCATTGCCGTCATCATCATAGTCACCAGATGCCATGCCCAGCACTGCGCCGTATGCGTAGCGACGAGCGTAGGTGATTGCGCTGCCCATAGACTGCGCGTCTTGCTTGGTGGAGAAGATTGGTTGATTGGATGCAAGATGCTCACCGCTTTGGTGCATCAAGATAGTTGTCAGCACAAACTGTCCGTCCATCAGGTTCGGTGCTTGAGAGATAGACAGACCATGCTTTGCTAAGACTGGCTTGGCTGCATTTACATAGTCTTCAATCGTGCTGTATTTAGTTTTGTGAAACGGGTTGATTCCCGATTGAGGCACAGTGCCAAACTCTGCTTGGGCTGCGCTAAGTGCTTTTGCTAGTTGTTCCACTACTAACCTCCGTTCATTTCCAAAATTGTTTCTTTAAGAATAATTGCGTAATCTCTATCCACCTCGTTCTTTACTTGTGTAAACTGACTTAGATTGTTGTAAGAGTGCATTGGGTCTGCGGTTGATTCCTCTGCTGGCAGAACAAGCGCACCACCTGCCCCACAAAACACAAGATAAGACAGGCTGTATTCTGGGTCTTCATCCTCTTTCTGAAATGCAGCCTCAAGCTCACAAATCTTTTTGCCAACATGCTCCTCTTCTAACTGCTCAAGCAGATAGTCCTTCCAAGTGAATAATAGGTCTTTCATTGCATGTCTCCCAAGATGGTTTCTCTAAAGTTTGCCATCAGCCGTGCTGACGCATCAAATTGTTCAGACTCTTGTAGTGCCTCAAACGCTATTCTCAGCGCATTTGCTTGGCATCCTGTGAGAAGGGTGGAGACAATCGCCCTGCGCTCCTCCATCTTACCCATCGCCACAAACGGCTCTGTGTCAAACGCCATCTGTTCCTCTTCCTCTGTCATATCTTAAATAGCTCCTTTGCTTGATTGAGATAGTTATTGGGCATGAACCTCCAGCGGAAGTCATCCCAGTTTGGTTGAATCCAATACTTCAGAACATGCGGGTCGGTGCTGATTGACAGCAGGTTTTCCCACACGATTGCGTTGTGCAGTATTTGATTGAAGTGATAATCAAGGGATTCTACACCCAACAATTCACAGTTATCCTGACTGAAAGTGACTGCCCCTTGCGTTGTAATATAGACCAGCGTGGGCATCTTGCCTGTCGCTGCCCAGTAGATAGCAACCTGCCGCACATGGCTGGGGTCTGGTTGTTCTGGCAGCTTAACCTTGCGGAAAGAGCGTGAGCCATCCTTGCGCGGCGGGCCGAGCGGATTCCACTTGGTTTTAATCTCGACCAGTATTCTGTCGCCAGTCAGGTCAACAAAGCCCATTATCTCAAACCCAGACTTTTCGAGCGCTGGATGATAAAGGCTAATGCGTTCCTCTGCTGTGAATTTCCCCTTACTCATCGGCGCTGCTCATTTAGAATGTTGCGAAAAATCTTTTGAGCGTAATGATTTGCTGCCTGTGCTTCGTCAATGCCCATCTCTTCGCCATCAGTTATCTTGTCACGCAAGACAACAAGCATTTCAGCAGCCTCTTCTATAATCTCTAACGCTTCTTTATTCATTGTTTAACCCTCCAGTTTTTCTATTTCGGCAACACCGTTACGCACGATATGCTCAACATCTTCGATGTATTGGATACGCTTCAGGTCATCAAGCTCACTGATTGGCTGATGCTCTTGGATGCGCGTTTGCGCCGCCGCGATTGCCTCTTCGATGTCTACCCCATCACACACGACAGCTTGGATTGCGTCATGCGCTGCTCCGCCAGCCGTGGCTGGAACGCCAACAGGTATGTCCCTGCGCTCGTCCTTTAGGTAAAGGTATTCAAAAACGCGGACACAAATTGATTTCTCAAGCTGGCTGTGCGAAACGTATGTAATATCGGCTTCAGCCAAATTCTTTGATAGTTGTTTCATACGAAGTCCCTTTCGTTATGCCCATAATGCCCAAGGCAGATGGGGCTGTCAATACTTTTCTGGGATTAAAGATAAAAAAAATAGCAGGGACAAACTACGCAAATAATTACCCCTAAATAAAATCGGTTTTTTCTCTTGCAAATCCCGTGAAGCATGATACTCTTCACGAATTGACAAAGGAGAAACTCAATGACACTAAAAGAATTTATAGATAGCGAAGGCATCTCAACCTATCAATTTGCGCGAATGATGAAGGACGCTGGGCGTGAAGTAAATCAGTCGGTTGCTTGGCGTTGGTATGCTGGCAAGCAGAATCCTGCTTGGGAAACAGTTGCTTACATCACACGGGCGACCAAAGGCAAAGTGCAAGCCAACGACTTTGTGCTTCCCATTGACTGAGGTGGTTCTGATAACGGGTTGGATATTGGCTTGGGGTGACGAGCGTTCCATTAAATACTCCCCGCCATTTCCCACAGCAGAGATGTGTGAACAGGCAAAGATAGAATTGCCAGAACATTATTTTTCGAAAGGGTGTTTTTATGTCAAAGATGGGCAAAAGCAAGGGCGTAAATTCTAGGGTTAAAGGCAGCACATATGAAAGAGATTTGTGCAAGCTGTTTGATTTAGAACTTGGCGTTTCTGTTCGTAGGAGATTAAGCCAATGGCAAGACCCTGATGAAGGCGATATTTTCATAGACCCATTTATGGTGGAGGCAAAACGCTATAAAGAAGGCAACTGGTTTAAAAAGTCTTGGTGGGAGCAGTGCTGTCGTGCAGCAGCGAAGCACAACGCAATCCCACTTTTAATTTACCGATATGACCGACAGCCTAATCGTTTTGTGTTCCCGCTTTTCGCGGTCAACTCAGAGTGGGCGGTGGGTCGCTCCGACCAATACAGTTGGCCTACTGAAGGAACAGCAGTGCGTCCATTGGTCTGCGATGAAGATGTCGGGCTGGCTATTATGAGGGAGTGGATTCTATGAGTTGGAAGCACGAATGGGACAGCGACCTTGACAATGAGAAGAGGATAGTCGCCAAGCTGCATGAGATGTGGAACTGCGAATCCGCCAAGATGCAGGGCTTCAGCTATGCCGATTTTATCTTGACACGGGGCGAACAGGACGGGCTGGCACAAGGCGTTGCCTTTTGCGAGATACGCTGTCGCACAACCCCAAAAGATAAATTTCCTACTATCTTTATCACGTTGAATAAATACAAGAATATGCTGATGATGACAGAGTTTACGGGGCTGAAGTCCCTGTTTGTCGTGCAATGGTCTGACCAATGTGGCTACCTTGAATTGACTTCTGACAATGAGGGGACAACCTTCCCGAAGCGGCGCAACCCGAAGGGTGATGACCACCATGACGAGCCGTGCGTTCTGCTGTCTGTTGCCAACTTCACAAAACTTTGGGACGGGCAAGCATGAATTATAAAGCGATGGAATGGGCTTTTACGAGGCCGCTTGCAGACAGCTCCGCCAAGTTTCTTTTGGTGGCTATAGCTGGTCATGCGGGGCGAGACTTGTCGTGCTTTCCGTCTTATAGTCGCCTGTCTGGAATGACAGGAATGTCAGTCAGGACAATTACCCGTAAGGTGACTGTCTTGCAAGAGGCTGGATTGGTTTCTGTGGCTGTCAGGAAGCGACCAAATGGCAGCTATACGAGCAGCCAATACACGCTCATAATGAAAGACCCAGAGGACAATTTGTCAGGGGGGTATAGTCAAAATGGCGTGACCATAAGAGATAATAATAAAAATAATAATAATAATTCTTCTTCTTCTATTTCTTATGGTGGTGACAAAATGGCAGACGGAGAGGTTGATTGGACAGATTTCGCTAATGAGATATTAGGTAATAGAAATGGACGAGATGACAGCAAAATGGGTGATTGATAACTTCTCTGATAGAGAGGACTATCAGGACAATCAAACAGTGCAAGAATGGATTAACCAAGCGCGTCAGGTATTGGAAGCCAGACGACTAGATTATTAGAAAGGGACTAAAAGATGAAAGAATTTGAAAAGAAAGAGAACCTCCAGTATCCCCAAAGAATCGGGCTGGTTCAAAACCACTTCCTCCGTAACCTCAGTTTGCTTTATCGCCCCCATAATTTCTTGCGGGATAATGAGGAAGCAATGGCAACCTACATGAAGGAAGTTTGCGAGGCTATCAATAGCCGCATCAGTGCCGACGTGCCGAACAGTGAAAGTTATAAAGATATTCTCCGCACCATCTGGCGCACCGTAACCAGCAAACACAAGTCTAGCTTTTACTTCAATCTTGCAGACATTATCAGCGCAACCGTTAAGGCGAATAGAAACTGGGAAGCCAAGAGCGGCACAAAGAAAACGGCTAAAGCATTTAGCGGCAGCTTCGAGGCGGAGCAGCAAGCAAGGGAGGGCGAACAAAAGAAACCCGAAACCGTCGAGGGCTGGCTTGCCAAGCTAGAAGAAACCGACCGCATGATTGCAAGCGGTGAGTTAGGGCGAGGCATTGGCGAGATTTTACGTCGTATTCCCTTGCGTGGGATTGAGCGGCTCACTGGGGAGAAACCAGACATCGCTCCGCCACCTAAGCAGGAAACACCTAAAGAACATCTGCCAGATGACAAGGGCGAAATAAACATGGACTTAATTAAAGCGGGGCATACTGCGCCAGTGTTTGACCCGTTTGACTTGGCGCATGATGACCCACTGCCAGAGCAGCTTAGACCGACAGTGCCAAGCCTAGATAGCCTTTAACGGCTCATAGAAGCCCATGGAGAGGCGTTTGGGTGGTGTTAGGTGGTAGACCCTACGAAAAAGGGCGATGCCTCTCAGCACCGCCCTACTAGGCAGGGAAAAAGCCTAGCTGTTGTCTTGAAATAGATTATCAAGTGCGCGTCGCGCCTCTATGATTGCCGCGTCAATATCTTCCAACGGGGCTTGCACTTCGTGAAGCGTGATTAGGTTTTCGATTGTGTCTTTTAAGTTGTCAATGGTGTTGAGCTTTTCAAGCTCTCCCTTGATTGCCTCAAGACTTTTCTCCTTAGTCATGGTTTATTCCTTTCTAAACAATTTGTTCGATTGCTATTATCAATTTGGCGCAAGCTGATTTGATTTTTTGCGCGTCATTTCGTGAGAACATCGCGCCGTTTTGAAGTGCCAGCGTTTGCGATAGTGCCTCTGCCTGGTCTCTTGCCAGCGTGTCCCATTCATCTTGAAACTCGCCAAACTTGCTTTGCATATGGTCTCTGTAGGTTTCTGTTGGCATGGTTTATTCCTCCTCTGTATCGCGCCGCAAATAAGCGGGCTGGTCAATATGGTCTTCGCTGTAAAGCATGGGTGGCCTGACATTTACAATGACGCGCACGGGTGGCCTCTTGCGGTATACAAGCCACGCTGGCAAGCCATAAAAGAGCGCAAGAAATGCTGCGCCTGCTATCATTCCATATGATAAAATATCAATCATGGTTTTCCCTTTCTAATCGGTCACAATTAACCGCGACAATGGGCGACAAATGCGCCGCCCATTCGCGCTGATAATTCTAATCCATGCGGCTTTGCGCGCTTGCATCAATGCCATATTGGCGAAGCACGTTAGCATAAGCCCGCGCGCCAGCCTCGTGCATATCTACACATTGCCCGCCATATTCGGCGGGGCTATGAACGTGCAAACCGCGCCCGCTATAGTGCTTATGAGCCTCGCCCGCTTCTCTTAAGGACTTGGCAAACGTGCCGCGCCCGCTGGTAATGTGAACCCATGCGAAGCCGCAAGCGGCAATCGGTTCGCCATATTGGCAGTCTGGATTATCGCGGCGGTATGAATTGGACTTAAAAGCCGCCGCTTCTCGTGCCGCTGTTTTTGCCTCAAAATGAATTTGCAAGGCTTGTGATTTTGTCATTTTCATTTTCATGATATTCCCCTTTATGCGGCGATATACTTCGCGCCGTTCCCGTGTTTAATAACTGCAATTGATTTGGCTTTACTCGCGCCCATGCATAGCCCGCAAGCTTGGCATTCAATAGATTTGGTTTGAGCGGGGCAATGTATTTCTTGCCCTGCTACTATTTCCGACGCATCGGAAACAATTCGAAACGTGCGCGCGCCACTATCCCACGCCGCCCGCGCTTGGCTTTCATTATCCGCGCTTTGCATCATGATATCGGGGCGAAATTGCGCGCCCTTTACGCCGCTTTGATGTGAATAAGCCGTATGCCCTTTGCTTTCCGATAGCAAGCTATCCCAAATATAAGATGGCACGGCGGCGGGGTCGCCATATGTGCCAAGCCTTACCATGCGCCCGCGCCCTAATTCAGCGGTTTTGTCATGGCCTTGCATGTCACCATAAACGCCGCGTTCAAATGCTTTGTAAGTGATAAGCACGCCCTGCCCAATAACTACATAGCAGGAACGATTATCGGCCAGCTTTTTAGCGGGGTCATTTGTCGGCGTGCCGCGATGCGGGCAATCGCCGCAAATAGAATAATCCGCGCCGCTTTTGTTAGCGTCGCGCGGGTCGATATCAGACCTCAATATATAGGTTTGAACCATTGCGCCCGTTTTTGTGTTGCGGTTTGAATATGTGGCAATCACTACTATAGGCTTGCCATCGATAAGGCTTGCGCCTTGGTATATAATGCCAGATTTGGCTTGTTTATGTGTCATGATTTACTTCCCTTTACTTGCCGCAATATGCGGGCTTATGTGTCTACAATGCGTCAAACGATTTAGCTTGTCAATAATAAAATCATGCCTTGCGAGAATTGTTTACAAATGCAAAACAATGTTGCAAAATAGCAACACAAACAAAGGGGTTAGATATATAAAGTATGACTAAAGCAGTGAAACAAACGAGAGGCCGTAAACCTTACAAGAACGGCGGCCATGGTGGTGGATGGCAACGGCTTTCGACACAGCTTGCCAATGTATTTGATAAGGCAATAGAGAAGCATGGCGGGCAAGATGCGTTAGCCCAAACGATAGCCAGTGAAATCGACCAGCGGCCTATTGAAGCTTTGCGCCTATTGGCAACGCTGATGCCTAAGAACATAAATTTAAGTGCTGAAATATCGCCAAGCGATAGTCTAACGGCTGCGCTGTCTAATGTGCAAAGCGCATTGGAGTTACAGCGTAGTGAGAAAGCGCAAGTTATAGAGGCAGAATTCAGTGAGGAACAGAGCGAGAACGATAAGGCGGATTAGCCCCCCTTTGATTTGCGCGGCGGGGGTGCGTTATACGTATATATATAAACCAACACCGTATCTTATCCCCAAGACCCCCCCCCTGTTCTCCACAACTCGTAAGTAACTACCCCCATAAAAATTTTTTTCTTCTTTTTTCTTCCTCCACCCCTATAGTCATCCTGACCATACCCTAATAGAAGAGAATATCTCTTATATAATATCTCTTAAGTAATATCTCTTATGGTCATGCCAATTTGACACCACCCTATAGTCACCCTGACTATACCCCCATGTCACCCTGACTATACCCCCCCCCTTGCAGACCGCTCCGCCCTGTGTCATATTTGCAACAGAGGAGATAACAAAATCGGTTGAGCGTTTCTCCTCCTTGACGCTCCCGACGGTGGGGCGGGCTTCTTTCCCTTTCGGCTCGCCCCATCATAACAAGGAGAGAGAGATGGAAAAAGAAAACATGTCTGTTGAGGAGCTATTGCTTGCCATTGCTCTCGACCCCGTATTATTCGTTGAGTCTATCTTGCAGGCCAGTCCAGAGGAGTGGCAGCGTAATGCTCTGTATGCTGTGCGGGACAATGACCGCGTAGCTATCCGCTCTGGTCACGGTATCGGCAAGACTGCATTTCTTTCATGGTTGATACTCTGGTGGGTATTGACACGCTCACCCAGTCGGATAGCATGTACTGCCAACACTGCTAGTCAGTTGTCAGACATTTTATGGGCAGAGGTCGCAAAGTGGCATCGTCGTATGCCAGAGGGCCTGAAAGAACTAATTGAAGTGAAGTCTGACAAAGTTGAGCTTAGTGGGCAGGACAGTTTTGCTGTCGCCCGAACTGCACGTCGTGAAACTCCAGAGGCGCTGCAAGGTTTCCACTCACCCAATATGCTGTTCTTGATTGATGAGGCATCTGGTGTGGATGACATCATCTTCGAGGTCGGAGAGGGTGCGATGTCCACCGAGGGTGCGAAGACTGTGATGACGGGCAACCCGACTCGCACGTCTGGTTACTTCTATGAAGCCTTCAATAAGATGAAAGATAGGTTCTTTACAATGAAGGTCGCATCATCTGATAGTACTCAGGTGAGTAAAACCTTCATGGAGGATATGAAACTCAAGTATGGCGAAGACAGCAACATCTACAGAGTTCGTGTTCTTGGAGAGTGGCCTGAGGCCGACGACGACGTGGTTGTACCACTGCACCTCTTGCAGTCAGCATCCACGCGAGAGCAAGAAGCAGCAGAAACCACCCCCGTTGTATGGGGTCTTGACGTGGCACGTTTCGGTACGGACAAAACAG